GATCATTTGAGTACCTAAACGCGATCATCCTGAATTTCAACCAGTGTCTAGCTTATCATCTCAATCAATACCCATCATTCTATCACAATGTCTTTCACCGTAGTTGGATCAAATATCTATGACACAACACTTCTCATGACACGCAAAGGCCAGAATGGTGCACCAGATGAAGTCATTCCACGTCCAGGATTTCTAACCTTGTTACTCAATGACATTGACTCACTTCGTACACGCGTCGAACTCCACAACTTGATTGACAACTTGAACCTCGCAACAAATGAAGACTATGTCAAATTCGCTGAATACCGAACTCTTTTCTCCCAGACAACTGACATGATTCGACTCGCTTACACAAATGGCCAGCCTGCTGTTCAAACTCGCGCCACTGACTCTCGCACTGGATCCGTCTTCTACGCCAATACTCTGACTGGAGATAAAGCTGGAAATCTGTTTCGTCTTCTTGCTCCCATTGCTTACAGATATCTCGACGTTGGGCTTCCACGACTGTTTTCCTATATCCATGCGCAAATTGGCACAACGCCAGCTTTCAGATACAACTTTGACATTCAGCCCATCATCAAGCTTGCCATCACGAACGAACCGTTGGACTATGGTGAATGGATCGGACAGGAAGGAATCCATGAACTCGAACGGAATGTCATGATCATACTTTCGTGCTCAAATATCACTATACTTGCTGTGCTCTCAATCGTTGGTCTCGGTGTTGGTTCTCACATTATGACGTCTGCAGCCGATCAGGAAGCTTGGGTTGGATCGCCTTTTATGCTTTCAACTGACAACTTCGGCAACGCACGACCTTTCACCGCACCAAACCCAAGTTACGCTCAAACTTTACGACTCCCAATTCCAAGGATATTCTCAGCACCTAATCGTCCAGTATGGGTTCAAAGCAAAACATCTGAAACCCAATCCGTTTCTGGATCAACCCACTCTGATGAAAAACTGACTGCTCCGATGTAAGTGACGGGCGTGTGGGGTGTGATTAGGTGAGAGAGTATGTGTCGTTAGACCTCCTGGTTGGGCGCATGGTATGTTAATCGAATTGCAGTCA